CGGCATCGTCTACCGCGCCAACGGCTATCAGGCCGAGCGCATCTCGACGCACGCCGTCGAGTTCGCCATCCAGAGCTACACCGACATGACGGACGCGGTGGCCTACTCCTACCAACAGGACGGCCACGAGTTTTACGTCCTCAACTTCCCGCTGGCCGACACGACGTGGGTGTTCGACGCCGCGACGCGGGCGTGGCACGAACGGCGCGGCCTCAAGAACGGCGTGTTCACAAGGCATCGGTCCAACTGCTTTGTCAACTTCAACGGGCTGCTGGTCGTCGGCGACTTTGAGAACGGCAACCTCTACGAACTGGACCTTGACACGTTTGCAGACAACAACTTGGTCCAGAAGTGGCTGCGTCGGTGGCGGGCGTTGCCGACCGGCGGCAACGACTTCAAGCGCACCGCGCACCACGCCCTGCAACTGGTCTGCGAAACGGGCGTCGGCCTGTCCGGGTTTACCGAAGAAGAGTTGCTGCTGGTCGAAACGGATGTGGAACTGCTGGTGTCGACCGGCGTCCCGTTGCTGCTTGGCAATCCGATTTACGAAAGCACAGATCCGCAAGTGATGCTGCGCTGGTCTGACGACGGTGGGCACACCTGGTCGAAAGAGCACTGGCGGTCGATGGGGCCGATCGGCCAGTCCTCGACGCGCATCATATGGCGTCGGCTCGGCATGACCGACAAGCTGCGCGACCGTGTCTACGAGGTGTCGGGCACCGCCGCTGTCAAGGTGGCGATCATGGGGGCGGAACTGACGGTGAGCGGCACCAATGGCTGACATCACCTCGATCCCAGCCGCGCGCGTCCCGGTGCTGGAGCCGGGCACCAACATCATGTCGCGCGAATGGTATCGGTTCCTGTTCAACCAGTTCAGCCAGACCGGCAGCGGCACCACCGACATTTCCATCAGCGACCTGTCGCTTGCGCCGTTCAGCGGGGCCGAGGCCGAGGCGGCGATGGACCTGCTGCGCGCCGACGTGCGGGGGCTACTGTCCGCGCCGCCTCTGGTGCCGCCGCAGGGTTACGCGGGCGGGTTCGCCAACACAGCCACGCAGACACTGTCGGGCGCAAGCACGGCGAACGCCGTCACGTTCAACACCACCAACTACGCCGCCGGCGTCAGCCTCAACACCAGCTCGCGCATCGGCGTCACCCGCGCAGGGGCGTTCGTGATCTCTGCCACGATTTCGCTGGACAAGACGACCGGCGGCGGAACCCTGGCGTATCTGTGGCTGCGCAAGAACGGCGTCGACGTGGCCAACTCCACGAGCCGGTGGCGGCTAAAAGGCAACGACGACGAGGTGCTGGTCCCGCTGCTGGCGACGCTCCCGCTGACGCACGGCGATTATGTGGAACTGATGTGGGCCGCTGACGACACCAATGTTATACTGAACGCCCACGCTGCAACTGCGTTCGCCCCTGCAAGCCCCTCGGCGCTGTTGAGCATCACACAGGTTGACCAATGACCGTTTTCCTCTCGCCTCTCGCCGGCGCTGGCCAGCAGTTCCTTGACAACTCCGGTAACCCGCTGACCGGCGGGCTGCTTTACACCTACGCGGCGGGCACAACGACGCCACAGACGGTCTACACGACGTCGGCAGGCACCACGGCGCACGCCAACCCTATTATTATGGACGCCGCCGGGCGGTTGGAGAGCGAGGTCTGGTTGACCGGCGAGGTCGCCTACAAGTTCATCCTGCGCGATAGTGCGGGCGCGTTGATCGGCACCTACGACGACATCTATGGCATCAACGACGTCAGCGCGACAGGCGTGCCGTGGGCCGAGGTGACGGGCACGCCGACGACCCTGGCGGGTTACGGCATCACAGACAGCATCACCGCTGCAACCGCAGCCAGCACCTACGCGCCGATTGCCAGCCCGACGTTCACGGGGACCGTCACGATCCCTGACAGCGCCGCTGCGCCGTTCACGGCAGGCTATCTCGACGTGCCGCAGAGCCTCAAGGTGGCCAACTACCAACTGGCGCTGGTCGACCGGGGCAAGTCCGTGGTCATGAACGGTGCGTCGCTGACGCTGACCGTCCCCGCCAACGCAGCGGTGGCGTTCCCGATCGGCACGGCCATCGTCGTCATCAACATCAATGCCACGTCGCTGTCGGTGGCCATCACGACCGACACGATGACGCTGGTCAACTCGACGACCACCGGCACCCGCACGCTGGCCCGCAACGCCATGGCCACGCTGGTCAAGGTCGGCGCGACAAACTGGATTATTGCCGGGTTGGGGGTCACCTGATGAGCGGCATCGTCGCGATCATGGCGGGCCTGAGCGCGCAAACCTCGCCCAACACCGTCATCTTTGACTTCTCGACGGGGTCGGGCACCGTCACGATCCCTGCGTCGCCAGCCAGTGTCGTGATCGAGGTGTGGGGCGGCGGCGGCGGCGGCGGGTATGGCCTTGAGGGCGTCGGAGATAACGGCGGCGGCGGCGGCGGCGCGGGCGGCTACAGCAAGACCACGATCGCGTCCTTGACTGGTGAAGGCGGCAAAACCATCCTCTACACCGCAGGCGTGGGCGGCACCGGGTCCAACACTCCCGATCCCGGCAACACGGGCGGCACCTCGACGGTGTCAAGCGGGACGTATACGATCACGCCGATGATTTCCTTGGGCGGCGGCGGCGGCACCTCGGACGCCAACACCATCCAAGGCCAAGGCGGCACCGCCTCGGGTGGCTCCGACACCAACACGACAGGCACCGGCGGCAACTTCTTGACGCGGGCAGGGGCTGCGGCCACGGCGGGCGTTGCAGGGCTGTTGGGTGGTGCCGGCGGCGACGGCGGCTTGCCCACCATTGGTGGCGACCGTGGCGAACCCGGCCTGCCGGGCCGTGTCCGTTTCGTCTTCACGATATAGGAGGGCCTGATGGCCGTTTACGTTCGCGTCCTGATCCCGTCAAAGACGGCAGAGGCTGCCCAGACAACGCAATACACCTCGACAGCGGTGACTACGATCATCGACAAGTTCACGGCCACTAACTACAGCGCCAGCGCCGCGACGCTGTCGGTCAACCTTGTGACGTCGCTGGACAACCCCGGCAACGCCAACCTCGTGGTCAAGACGGTGTCGATCCAGCCGGGGCAGACCTACCTGTTCCCGGAGCTGATCGGCCATGTGCTGCTGCCGGGCGGGTTCGTCTCGACGATCGCAGGAACTGCAAACGCCATCAACATCCGCGCCAGTGGGAGGACGATCTCGTGATCGAGGCGCTGGAGCACCACTTCAAGCACCAACTGGACCTGCCGCCCGCCGCAGTCGACTGGCTGCTGGACCTGTGGCAGGTCATCCAGGTGTTCGACGACGCCCACGACGGCGACCCTGTGGGTGACGTGATGCCCGCGCTGTGGGCCTCGTTGGTGTCGATGCCGAGCAACCCGTTCTATGTCGCCAACGCGGCTGCGCTCCAGTCGAGCGTCGCCACCGCCATTCTGAAATGGCACGCTGCCAACGAGGCCGAGGACGCTGGCGAGGCCGACGAGCGGTCGTTCGTGTGGCGCGCGGCCTACTACGACGTGGTGTTGCTGGTCGTCCTGCTCTGCTATGGGCAGACCGAGGCGCTGCGGCTGGCACCCGTCGTCATGCTGATGTATGGTGAACCGTTCGCGGCCTACCGGGAGGAGTTCCCCAATGCCTAATCCTATGGTCGCCCTAGGGGGTAGCGCCATCGGCGGTGCTATCACCGCCTCTGGTCAAGCCCGCGCCTCGCGCCGGGCGGCTGACGCGCAGGTCCAGTCCGCTGCGGAAGCGGCGCGTCTCCAGCGTGAGATGTTCGACCGGCAGGTGCAGCTCCAGGAGCCGTTCCGGCAGGGTGGCATCACCAGCCAGAACCGCATCATGGAACTGCTCGGCATCGGCGGCGACGCAAGCGCAGGCGACTACGGTCGTTACGGGCGCGACTTCGCCATGTCGGACTACGAGGCCGACCCTGGCTACGCCTTCCGGCTGGCCGAGGGCAACAAGGCGCTGGAGCGGTCGGCAGCGGCGCGCGGCATGGTCATGTCGGGCCAGATGATCAAAGGTGCGCAGCGGTTCGGGCAGGATCAGGCGTCGCAGGAATACCAGAACGCCTTTAACCGCTATCAGGTCAACCGCTCCAACCAACTCAATCCGCTGCAAAGCCTGATGGGTTCGGGCCAGTCAGCCGCGAACGTCGTGACGGGCGCCGCCGGCGACCTTGGCCGGTCGCTGGGCGAGAACGCGCTTGGCGCAGGTAACGCCCGCGCCTCCGGCTACATCGGCTCGGCGAACGCCTACACCAACGCGATCAACCAGATGGGCAACCTCGGGGCGCAGTATTACGGGATGCGCACGCCTGCGGCACCGGCGACGCCGGGGGTTCGCTAATGGCCCTCGACCCTCGCATCGCCCTGATGGGCACCCAGTGGCAGGCCCCTGACTTTCAAGGCGCAATGCGCCAAGGGCAGGAGTACCGTAAGAACCAGATGGCAGAGCGACGCGCAGCGCAAGTTGAGCAAGTGTTGCAAAACTACTTTGCGAGCCAGGCTGCGCCGCCTGCTGCGCCGCCTGCTGCGCCGCCCCCTGTTGCCGCCCCGGTTATGCAACCCGGTAGCTCCGGTCCGCCTATCACGGGCGCGCCGCTGCCGTCGGTCAACGCCATGGGTGCAAGCATGGGCGCGCCCACACCCGCCGCCACCCCGGCTAGGGCCCCGCGCAACATTGATCCGTTGCTTATGATCGCTGATGATCCACGTGCAGCCGCAATCATTGCGCAAAATGCGCGCGATGCTGCTGCTGTTGCTGCTGCTGTAGACAACACGCGCCAGCAAGGCACCGCCGACATCCAGCGGGGGACGTATACGCAAGGTCTGCTCCAGCAAGGCGCGGTGAACTTGCTTGACGATCAATCGGACGAGGCCATCGTCCGCAACGCCGCGATGCTTGCGGCGATGCCGGGTGCCGACGTGCCTATGATCAACGCCAGTCGCGATGCGTTGCTGGCCATGCCGCCGCCGCAGCGCGCAACCACCGTGCGCAGGACCGCTGCCATAGACACGGGCGCGTCGCGCGCTGCGGGCCTTACCGAACCCAACTTGGTCCCGCGCACCGACGGTGCGTCGTCGTGGTTCGAGGATATTAACCGCAACAGTCAGACGTTCGGCCAGCGGTTTTCGGTGACGGAGATGCAAGAGACGCCAGCAACACGGGCGGCGGGAACGCGAGCTGCCGACACAGACACCCGGCAAGACACGCGCGACCTTCAACGCCGGTGGGATGCGTACGACGCCGACGTCGCTACGCACAATCGGTGGGTGGAGAGCGCCGAAGGTCCGCAACAGCGTGCGCAGCGAGCGCAGGCCCCCGTGCCTCGCCCGCCGGCAGAGCCGCGCCCTGGCAGTAACGCACCCGCCCCTGCTGCGCCGCCGCGCTCGGCAGCCCCTGATCGCGGCTCGCCACCTCCCGCCCCGCCCGCAGGGACGCCGCAAGGCACGACGCGGAGCAACGCGCGCGGCACTTGGACGTGGGACGGTAGCCGGTGGCAGTAGCGCAAGACGAGTGGGGTCCACTTACGCCGCCAGCGGCTCCTAGCGCGGGCGGTGAGTGGGGTCCGCTTACGCCACCCGCACCGGCGCGCGCGGCGGCTCCCGCCCGTCAGCCCGCAGCCGCGCCACAGCAGCCGGTCGACCCCGGCTACCCGGAGACGTACAACCCTGCGCCAGGGCTGATCGCGACGACGCCGGGCAGGGCGCGTACCGGGCCGGGGTCCTACCGGGGTACGTCTGACGACCCAGTGCCGCTTGACAACCTCAGCCCGGAGCAAATCTTCAACTTGCCCCCCGGCATTTTCGTTCGGTATCCAAGCGGCGAGATCGACCAGTTTAGCCGCGTCAACCCGAACGCGGGCGCTACACCGACGCGCATTGAACGGGGCGCGCAGCGCCAATACGGCGTGTTGCCCGCAGACGAGCGGGAAGGCCCGCGCACTCTTGGTGAACGGTTCACGTCGACGTTTGAAAACTTGGTGAACGAGGGGATCCCTGCTTCCGTGGGGCGGTTTGTGGTTGGGGCTGCCGACAGGAGCGGATACCGAACCGACCCCGCGACAGGGGAGCGGTATTACGTCGCCGATGTTGGCCAGCTAACCCGCAACGCAGAACGCGCGCGGCGGTTTAACTTTGCGCAGACGACACAAGGCGACGAATGGTATAGGCAACAAGGCCTAGTCAATCAAATGCTGGCGGGCGGCACGACGCTGGCGGGCGTGCTGGCGGGCGGCGCGACAGACCCCTCCAATTATTTTGGTGGCCTGGGCAAGAATATACTTACTCGCGCGACGGGCAACTTCGGCTTCGGCGCGGCACAAGACGTAGCGTTGCAAGGTCTGGACATAGGGTCTGGCGTGCAGGAGGGCTACGATCCGGGGCGCACCCTTATCGCAGGCGGACTTAACGCGGCGATCCCGCTGGGCGTCGAGGGCGCAGGGCGCGTCTATAATCGGTTCGCGCCGAACGGCACGCCCGAACTTTACGGCCCGCCGGCTCCTGACGGCGTTGGCCCCGCGCGGCAGCCCTCCACGTTGCCTGACGTGGAAGTGACCGGCACACGACCGGAACGCGCGGGGCTTGTGAGCAGGCAGAACGTAGTCGCCGGTGCGAGAGAGGATGTGTTGCCGCCCGAAGCCGTTTTGACCGGTGAGGTCACTGCCGAAGGCCCTCGCGCAGCACCGCGCGGGTATCTATGGGACACGCCTGTCGACGATTTGCGGCGGATGCGGGAAGAAGCAGGTGCCAGCGACAACGAAAAGCTGGTGATGGCGCTGGGCGAGGAGGGCGCTGCGGAGTTCAAGCGTCTCGATCGCGCGCGCAACAGCATGGATCCGCAGCGCGCCGACGCAGCCGGTGCGGAGTTTGACGCTCGGTTCGGCAACCTGACGCCCGACCAAGAACGTTTGGTGTATGGCATTGGAGAAGACCCCGACGCGCCATCGGTGGAAGACCTTGACGCGCTGATCCGCGCGCACAGCGACGTCATGCCAGGAGACGCCCCGGAGGACGCGGCCTACATGGCTGCCGTCGGCGCGCGGAACATAGACCCCGACGGCATCGACGCGGTCATGCGTGGCGAGGGCACCCCTGCGCAACAGGCGGCGTTCGTCCGCTTGCAGAACGCTCGCGACGCGCTGGCTGCGCAAGGGATACCTGATGGAGAGATACCGGCCCGCATGGCGCGCGCGTTGGTGGACCGGGGCGGGTGGAAGCCGGAACAGGCGAACGAGATCATCGGCGGCTTCATGCGGGCCTTTGAAGCGCGCGCCGCAGGTCCCCGCGCCCCTTTGCTAGAAGCGCCCGACGATTTCGGTCCCCTACGTCCGCCCGAGACCCGCACGCTGGCCGAGGACGTCGGCGCGCCCGGTCGCACGCCTGACGAGGTGTTGCCCGGATCGGTCGTGCGTGCGCTGGACGATGAGTTTGGCATCCCGCCGCAGCCAAGTCCTGCTGTCGCGCGCGCTGCCGAGGCAGACCTGACCCTGCGTGCGCCGGCTGCCGATCGGGCTGACCCGGACTTGGTCGGTAACATCCGCCTGTCCAACCTCAACAGCGAGCAGGACATCGCTCGGGTGCTGGAGACGGCCCGCGCTGCTGGCGGGGATTTCGTCGAGGCGCGGCGCGGGACGCAGACGTTCGACGACATCGAGGCGTTGGCAGCAGACTTGGACATGACTGCCGACACCCTGATCAAGCGCAGGGCAGGGCAAGCGTTCAACGCCGAAGAAATCCGCCGAGCACGCGGTCTTCTGGTCGCCTCTGCCGAGCGCGTTGACGACCTTGCTCGCCAGATTGACGAGGCGGTTGAACCCGGTGACGCGCTCAACACGGATTTCCGCGAGGCCATCCTGCGCCACGTCGCTATCCAAGAGCAGGTTGCGGGTATTAGTGCCGAGGCCGGGCGGGCGCTTGGTGCTATGCGTATGCTGGCCAACAGCGACAACATCACACCTGAAATGTTGGCGTCGGTCCTCGGCGGCGGCATGGATGTGAAAGGTGCCGCTCGGGCCATACGGCAGGCCGGAACGAGAAACCCCAAGGCGCGGGCGCGGGCCATCAAGGCGGCAATCAAGCCTACGTTTACCGATATGCTAGTCGAGTACTGGTACAACTCCATCCTGTCTGGACCAGCGACGCACATCGTTAACGTCCTGTCGAACACGCTCACAGCCCTTAACCAACTGCCCGAGTTCGCCGCCGCAGCAGCAATCGGTGGCGCGCGGCGCGCGCTGAACATTGGGCCGTCCGAGCGCGTGCTTGGCACCGAGGTTGGTCAGCGCGCGGTGGGCATGGTGTCCGGCGCGGTCGAGGGCGCGCGGGCTTTCGCGGACACGCTCGCGACTGGCAACGTATCGGACGGGGTGACCAAGATGGAGGTGGCGCAACAACGTGCCATCCCCGGCGTCTTGGGTACCGTCGTCCGCACACCTGGGCGGTTCCTTGCCGCCGAAGACGAGTTATTCAAGGCAATCGCCCGGCGCATGCAGATCAACGGGCTGGCTACCCGCATAGCGCACCAAGAAGGACTGCGTGGCGAGGCTGCGGTGGCGCGGGCTGCGGAACTGTCGGCAAACCCCACCAAGGAAATGATGGATGAGGCGGACAACTACGCACGCTACATTACCTTCCAGGATCCGATGGGCCGCATCGGGCGCGGCGTCATGCAGGTTACTTCCGGTGCACCCATACTCAAGCTAGTCGTGCCGTTCGTTCGTACGCCGATCAACCTCATGAAGCAGACGGTAGAGCGGTCGCCGTTCGCGTTTGTGCTCAAGAGCTGGCGTGAAGACGTGCGCGCCGGCGGGGTGCGTGGCGACTTGGCGCTGGCCAAGGCCGCAGTTGGAAGCGGCTATGGGCTTGCTATCGCTCTGGCCGCGCAACAAGGCAACATAACCGGCGCGGCCCCTACCGATCGTGCGGAACGAGAAGCCCTGCTGGCGACCGGGTGGCAGCCTTTCTCGCTGAAGATCGGCGACAACTACTACAGCTACCGGAGACTGGATCCGCTCGGCACGCTCGTCGGTATCGCCGCCACCATGGGGCAGCCGCACCTGTTTGCCGGTGAGCGAGAGGGTGCCGAGAAGCGGTTCGTTGTCGGCTTCCTTGCAATGCTGTCGGACAAGACGTTCATGTCCGGCATCTCTGACTTGGTTGCGGCAGTCGACGATCCAAGCGGACGCCGGGCAGAAGCCTACATCAACCGGCTGATGGGGTCGGTGCTTGTCCCGTTCTCTGCCGCAGTCTCACAGACTGCCAAGGCGCTGGACCCTACGTCTCGTATGGCAGAGAATATCCCCGACGTTCTTCGGTCTCGCATCCCCGGCATGTCTCAAGACTTGCCTGCGCGGTATGACGTCTTGGGGCGTGAAATGCGCACGTCTCCCGGCGGGTTCGAGGCGTTCTCTCCTGTAACCCGCGCCCCGGTTCGCGACGACCCTGTCGCCAACATGATCTTGGAGAGCGGCGTGCGCATAACGCCGCCCAACCGGACGATCAAGGGCACGCGCCTGTCGGCGGAAGCCTACAGCCAATACCAAGCCGAAGCTGGCGCGCAAATCCGCAACAACATGGCTTGGTATATGGAGAACCCGCAGGTCTGGAACTCCATGTCGAAAGAAGAACGCGCCGAGGAAACCAAGCGGCAGGTGGACCGCGCCAGAGAGACGGCGCGGCAGAACCTAGGACTTTCGCAGTAGCTCGGCCCGCTCGCGGGCGGCGCGGACCTTGCTGTACCTCATGTGCAGCCGGGTCAGGTGCGAGGCGCGCGGCTCGTCACGCCGCGCCTCGGCGGCGATCGCAGCCGCCAGCTCGGCCTCGCTCATCGACGGGAGGCGTTCGACCAGGTCAGTCCACTCGGTCATCTGCGACCTCCTTGATGCGCGCGCTGCACTGGACCGGGTAGCAGGCCGCAGCCCACCACTCGGCAGCCTGCTCTTCGGTCATCGTCAGCTTGCGCTGCTCGCCCGTCGTCGGGCTAATCCATTCGACCTGGATCATGGCGTCTTCTCGTTCAAAAGAGCAAAAAACTCGTTGCTCAAGCGTTGAAACCTTGGGTCTGACCGCCGCACCGCAATATCGCCATGCGCCCTGCACCACATCAAAGCCAACGCTTCGTGCAAACGCGGTGGCAACGGCACGATTGTTGTTTCAGACAGTTTCATGTGGCCAACTCCTCTGTAGCCAGTTGGGACAGCGACCGCTTGTCATGCAGCGACTGCCAGATCCTCTCGTCGATCGTCTTCTCGGTCATCATGACGTAGCAATAGACCGGGTGCTTCTGTCCGCTGCGGTGCAGCCGTCCAACCGTCTGCTCGAACAGCTCCAGCGACCACGGCAGCGACACGAACACGATATGCGACCCGCCGAACTGCGCGTTAATTCCATGCCCAGCAGATTTTGGATGAACCAGCAACATCTCGATCTTGCCTGCGTTCCATCTGGCGAGAGCATCCGCGTCGTCCAGCGTCTGCGCCTGCGGGTAGCGTCGCTTCAACTCGGCCAGCTCCTCGCGGTAGTTATACACCACTAAGGTGTTTGCCCGTTGGTTCTCGGCCAGCAACTCCTCCAGCCGGTCAAACCGATGCGACGAGAACCAGACAGGCGCAGGGCTGTAGGCCCACCCGCCGGCGAGCTGTTGGAGCTTGCTCGTCACCGCCGCTGCGGTCAGGGCGGTCACCGTCTCGGTGCCGACCTGCGCGACGTAGTCCCGCTTCATGCGGTCGTATGCCTTCATGTCCATGGTCGACTTGACCTCGACCACGTTGAGCGGCGGCAGCTTGTCGGAATACTCGCCCGCGTCCAGCACGAACGTGGCGGGCTTGATCTTGGCCATGATGCCCGCCAAGGCACTGGGCCGTGCGACCCACTGGCCGAACTCCCGGCTGATCGGGATGAACCAGGTCTGTAGGAACGCCCCCTTGGAGCGCCCGAGCAGGTCGACGTCGATCACCTTGCACTGGCCGAACACGTCCTCCAGCCCGTTCGAGGTGAACGAGCCGGTCAGGCCCCACCGGAACTTCATGCCGTCCAGCTTCTTGAACAGATCCTTGAAGCGTGCGCCGGACGGGTTCTTGAGCCGCGTCAGTTCGTCGAACACCACCCCGTCGAAGCCGTCCAGCGACGGCAGGGTCTGGATGGTATCATAGTTTGCTACCACCACGTCGGCCTTGCTGGCGAACGCTGCCGCCCGCTGCGCCGGCGTGCCGACGGCCACGGCCAGCGTCAGCCCCGGTGCCCACTTCGGAGCCTCGACAGGCCAGACATCTGTCGCGACCCGCTTGGGGGCGAGCACCAGCCAGCGCCGGGCGATGCCTTGGCGCACCATGTCCTGCATGGCGGACAGGGTGATCGCGGTCTTGCCTGCACCAACTGCGGCGAGGATCATCGCCCGGTCGGTAGCGAACAGGAAGTCGGCAGCCTGCTCTTGGTATGGTCGGAGCTTCATAGCTGCCAACTGAACTTGCGCGGTGGCGACGGCTGGCGCGTCGGCTCGAACGCCGTGTCCTTCTGCACCGGGCGGTCGGTCCGGCGGCGGATCAGGTTGAGCCGGTCCAGCTTGCCGATGATCGCGTTACGGCTCACACCCATAGCCGCGCCGATCTGCGTGCAGGTCCAGCCTTTGTGGCGCAGGGCTATCATGTAGCTCACCCTGTCTTCCTCCCACTCAGCCATTCGTCTATCTCCCTCTTGCTAGACAGAACCGTGTAGTTCTGCCCAAGCCGCTCCATCTCGGCGGCGAATACCTTTTGCAACGGCGACAGCCGTCCGCCAGGCTGCTTCAACTCCACGAACCACGTCTGCCCGTGCAGACACACGATCCGGTCGGAGACACCACGGTGCGACGGGCTGACAAACTTGAAGGCGACACCGCCGGCAGCCGCCACCGCCTTGCGAAAGTATGCCTCGACGGCCCTCTCAAGCATCACCACACCGTTGCGGGATCAACGATAAAGTCGGTGCGCGCAAACCAATGCCAGTGATAGCCAAGGTCCATGCGCATGACAGGGGTTGCGAAGCCGCCCGGTTTGCGGGTCAAACCTATGGTGTTGAACTGCGCAGCCCACCCCTGCTTGCGGGGTTCTAGCATGGCGCGCTCTCCGCGCAGATGGGCCAGCGGCCCGACGTATGTTCCTGATGGCATGTCGTCCTCCTTGTTGCCCCGACCATACACATCCGATTTCCGTTGACAACACTTTTCATTGCAGCCAGTGTGGCGTCAACAAGGAGAGACAATCACATGAACCACTCGAAGATCGTCGGCGGCTCGACCGCCAAGCGCGTCATCAACTGCCCCGGCTCGGTGGCGCTGGTGGCCACCATGCCGCAGCAAGAAGGCTCCAGCTACGCCAACGAGGGCAGCCTGCTGCACGAGGCCATAGCCATCGTGATGGACACCGGCTGCCCGCCCGAGGACATGGTCGGCTTCGAGGCCCACGGCCTGACGCTGACCGACGAACTGCTGGAGCGCAAGCTCCTGCCCGCGCTGGCCCTGCTGGCCGACTACGACCCGCTGGCGCTGATGGAGTTCGAGGTCGAGCAGACCGTGGACTTCGGCGAGTTCCTGCCCGGCGTGTTCGGCTCGTCCGACGTCGTCGGTCGGCTGGACGGCAAGGCCGTCATCCTCGACTGGAAGTTCGGCGACGGCGTCATGGTCGAGGCCGAGGAGAGCGAGCAGCTCTTGTTCTACGCCGCTGCTGCCATGCGCACGCCGTCCTGTGCGTGGGCGTTCAAAGACGTCACCGAGGTCGAGTGCGTCATCATCCAGCCGCCGTATCTGCGGACCTGGACGACCACGGTCGAGCGGATCCTCAAGTTCGAGCGCGAGCTGGCCCGTGCCGTCAGTGCCTCACGTCTGCCCGACGCGCCGATCAAGTCGGGCGACTGGTGCAAGTGGTGCACGGCCAAGCCGGTCTGCCCGATCAAGACCGGCGCGCTGGACCGCATGAAGCGGGACGCGATGCAAACGATCGACGTCGACAAGCTGGCGACCTACCTCGCCGCTGCGCCCGAGATCGAGGACTTCCTTGCGCAGTGTCGCGCTCTGGCGCATCAGATGCTGGAGAACGACGTGCCGGTGCCCGGCTACAAGCTGGTCGCCAAGCGCGCCACAAGACATTGGGCTGACCCCGCGACGGCGCAGGACGCGCTGATTGGGCTTGGCCTGACCAAGACTGACGTGACCAAGACCGAACTGCTGTCGGTGGCGCAGGCCGAGAAGGTGCTCAAGAAGCACAAGATCGACCTTCCTTCTGACATGGTTGTCGCGGTATCGTCGGGGTCCACCCTCGCGGTGGACACGGACCCCCGCCCTGCGGTGGTCCAGATCGGGCGTCAACTTTCTGCCGCCCTTAGCAAACTGAACTAGGAAAAAGACAATGAGCAATCTGACTGTATTCGGCAACGCGGGCCTCCCTTCCGTCGGCGACCTGACCTCGGCCCTGCGCCGGGTCGAGGCCACCGTCGAGACGGGCGCCGGCGGTATCATCCTCAAGATGGACAAGACCGGCCACTGGGTCTTCGGCTCCGACCAGACCGAGGTCGAGCCGGACAGCAAGTGGGCCGTCAATCCCTTCTCGTTCGTCCACGGCTTCATCGCCTGGGGCAACGGCGAGGTGCTTGGCGAGGCCATGGGTCCGGTGACGGCCCCGCTGCCCGAGCACGGCCCCGTGCCGGACGGCTGCGCCAAGGGTTGGGAAGTGCAGATCGGCGCGTCCGTGAAGTGCATCTCGGGCGAGGACGCAGGCATCAACGCCCGCTACTCGGCCACCTCGGTCGGGGGCAAGAAGGCCCTGACCGCGCTCGGCCTCGCCATCGCGGCGCAGGTCGAGAAAGACCCGTCCAAGCCTGTGCCGGTCGTGCTGCTTAAGAAAGAGCACTACCAGCACAAGTCCTACGGTCGCATCTTCACGCCGGTCTTTGACGTCGTGGAGTGGGTCGCCATGGACAAGGAGCCGGGCGGCGAGGACGAGGAGGCCGTCGAGGAAGAAGCCGCGCCGACCCGTCGTCGGCGTGCTGGCTAAGAGACGCGAGAGCGGGTCGGCCTCCGGGTCGGCCCGCGATCCGCGACCAATCACATGAAGACACTCTGGATAGATTTCGAGACGCGCAGCCGCTGCGATCTCAAGGCGCACGGCGTCTATAACTATGCCCGTGACCCCTCGACCGACGTGCTGTGCATGTCGTGGGCGTTCGACGACGACGAGGTGCAGACTTGGCTGCCCGGCCAGCCGTTTCCCGACGAGGTGAGCAACCACACCGGCCAGATCCGCGCGCACAACGCCGCGTTCGAGCGGCTGGTGTTCTGGTACGTCCTGCAAATGGACTTCGCGCTGGAGCAGTTCTACTGCACCGCGACGCAGGCCCGCGCCAACTGCGCGCCCGGCTCGCTGGAGGACGCAGGCCGGTTCGCCGGCGCAGCCATGCGCAAGGATCACCGGGGCAGCCAACTGGTGCGCGCGCTGTGCATCCCCCGCCCTGACGGCACCTTCAACGACGACGCCGCCCTGATGACCGCGCTGGTCGAGTATTGCGAGCGTGACGTCCGCGCGATGCGGGCCATCTCGCAGGGGCTGCGGCAACTGTCCGATACCGAGCTGGCCGACTACCACGTCAACGAACGCATCAACGACGCAGGCGTGCTGGTCGACGTGCCGCTGGCCAAGGCCGCGCAGGTCTACGCCGCTGCCGAGCTGGAGGAGATACAGGCGCTGGTCGTGTCGGTCACCAAGGGTGCCGTCGCGTCCGTGCGCAGTCCCCGGATGCGGGATTGGGTGTGGAAACGGGTCGGGCCGCAGGCGCGCGACCTGATGACGGTGACCAAGGGCGAGGAAACCAAGCGGTCGATCGACAAGAACGTGCGGGCCTCGCTGCTGGTGCTGGCCGAGGAGAACCCCGACGAGGTGCCCGCCGACGTGGCCGACGTGGTCCAGTGCGCCGACGACCTGTGGGCGTCGAGCGTCGCCAAGTTCGCCCGCATGGCGGACCTGGCCGACGAGGAGGACCACCGGGTGCGCGGCGCGTTCGTGTTCGCCGGCGGCGCGGCCACGGGTCGGGCGTCCAGCTACGGTGCTCAGGTTCACAATTTCGCACGCAAGACGGCCAAGGATCCCGAGGCGGTGCGTCACGCCATGGTGCGAGGGCACAAGATCGTGCCGACCTACGGCAAGCGGGTGACGGACGTGCTCAAGGGTATGCTGCGCCCGTCGCTCATGGCGGCACCGGGACGCAAGCTGGTGACGGCGGACTGGTCGGCGATCGAGGCGCGGGTGAACCCGTGGCTGTCGAGCTGCGCCGCCAGCGACGCCAAGCTGGACCTGTTCCGCACGGGCGAGGACATTTACAAGGTCAACGCCTCGGCGACGTTCGGCGTCGCGGTGCCTGACGTCGACGATGCACAACGTCAGGTAGGCAAGGTTCAAGAACTCGCGTGCGGGTTCGGTGGGTCGGTCGGCGCGTTCAACGCCATGGGTCGGGTCTACGGCGTCGTCCTGCCAGAGGCGCAGTCGCGCCGCATGGTCGAGGCGTGGCGGCGGGCGAACCCGTGGGCTGTCGAGCAGTGGAGCGCGCTGGAGCGGGCCTATACCATCGCCATGCGCCAGCCGGGGCATGAGTTCACCGCCGGGCGGGTGACGTATCTCTACGATCGCCAACACCTGTGGTACGCCCTGCCCTCGGGCCGGGTGCTGTGCTATCCTCACGCCCGCTTCGAGCGCGACGGCATCACCTATGCCAAGGCGGCGTGGAAGCCTGCGCAGGACGCGAAGGAGTGGCCGCGCGCGCGGCTGTGGCACGGGCTGGCCTGCGAGAACATCGTCCAGGCGGTCGCGAACGACCTGTTGCGTGACGCGCTGCGCCGCCTTGACGCCGCTGGGCAGAGGGTCATCCTGCACGTCCATGACGAGATCGTGCTGGAGGCGGACGACGTAGAGGCTGCCGCTGCGCAGCTTGAAGCCGTAATGGTAGCGCCCCCCGCGTGGGCGGCGGGGCTACCGCTCGCGGCAGAGGTCAACATTCGGGAGAGGT